TGCCCGACTCCACCTATTTTTCGAGTGTGATGTCCAAATTCACAAGTCGCCTCAAGCGGCATGCAGTCCCTTCCTCCCCCCTCACACGAACTGAGTTCGTTGAGAAGTTTCGTGGACGTAAACTGCATGTCTACACTGAGGCCCACAAACGAATCCTTACGACTGGATTCGGGCGTGGACACTCGAATGTTAGGACTTTCATTAAGGCTGAGAAAACCTTGAAAGATGATTTCGCTTGTCGTGTGATATCACCCCGATTTCCTGAGTTTAATGTGGAATTAGGGGTGTTTCTTAAACATACCGAACATGATGTGTACAGGGCAATCGACCTACTGTTTGGTGACAAAACCGTTCTTAAAGGTTTGACAGCAGCGGGTGTTGGTAAGGCCTTGGCATCAAAATGGAATGACTTCAAAGATCCGGTGTGCGTTGGGTTGGATGCTGAGAGATTCGACCAACGTGTGTCGGTAGCTGCGTTGCAGTGGGAGCACTCAATTTACGCAAACTTCATATTGGGTCAGAAGAATCGGGAACGGCTGGCCAAATTGCTTAAAATGCAATTAGTCAATCGTGGTGCCGCATATCTTCGTGACGGAAAGGTGAAGTATAAAGTCCACGGGACAAGAGCAAGCGGTGATAACAACACAGGTATGGGCAATTGCTTGATTATGTGTGGTCTCGTGTGGAGTTATGCGGAATCCAAGGGCATCAGAATCAGACTCGGCAACAACGGGGATGATTGCGTGGTGTTCATGGAACGGAGTGATCTTGCTGGATTCACTGAAGGGCTAATGGAGTGGTTCGAGAAGATGGGGTTCAAGATGAAGATAGAGAAACCTTGTTATAATCTCGAAGAAGTTGAGTTTTGTCAAACACACCCAATTTGGACAACTGATGGGTGGTTGGCTGTGCGAACGATCAAACGCGCACTTTTTAAAGATTCAACTTGTGTTGATGCACTCGTCAATAAAAAGGCCCTGATGAGGTGGATAGCAGCTGTCGGCTTAGGCGGCATGGCGCTGACTGGTGGGATACCAATTATGCAGGAGTTTTAT